ACAAGAACCAAAAGAATAACTAGGGATTTTAATTGTCTATCGACTGCCCTAGCAGACAAGCCAAGACGATAGATATAATTTTTTAAGGAGAATAAAATGGCAACAACAACTTTTAACGGTCCAGTCAGATCTGAAAACGGATTTGAAACTGTTTCAAAAAATGCAACTACTGGTGCAATAACTGTAACTAGTGGTAGTAAAATGGCAAATGAAGCTGCTGGAGGTGCTGGTATTGAAGGCACAGCAGCAGTGTATATTACGCAAGTAGAAAGACTTAAAAGCGATACAACTACTAATGTTAATATAGTAAAAACAACTATTATGATTGATCTAACTGGATTAAATTCAGGTGGTACTGCTGGTGACATTATTGGTAAAGATGGTTCTGGTGTAGCATACATAGGTAAAGTAACAACAGCAAACCAAGGTACAGTCTTTGGTGTAACTATGGAATGTTTTGAAACACCTGCTACTGGTGACCCAGACATTAATTTACATTCTGCAACAGAAGGTACTGGTGTTGAGGATACTGCTATTGGGGATTTAACAGAAACTTTAATTATTAATGGTGGTGATGCTGCTGTTGGAACTAGAACTGTAGGTGGAACTATTGCAGCAGATCAGTTTTTATATTTAACAAGCGGAGATGCAACAGCAGGAACTTTTTCAGCAGGTAGATTAGTTATCACAATACTTGGCTACGATGTAGCTAGTTAATAGGAGAATATAATGGCCGATACAAATACTAATACCACTATTATAGATGGTGATAAAAAGGTTGTTCAGTCATTTGTTCATACTTATGTGGATACTGGTGAGGGCACTGCCGTCAAAAAAATTGATGTTAGTGCTCTTGCTACAAACACAAGAGGTCAAGCTTGTACAAATGTAAGAATAACAAGAATATGGTTTTCAACTCACGGTTTAACTGTAAAAATATTAGGTAATGCTAGTACCAATGTTTTATTACTTGAGTTACCGACTAATTATCAAGGTGATTTAGACTTCACTAGTTTTGGTGGTATACCTAATACTGCTAAAGGAACTACTGGTGCAGATGGAGATATTTATTTTTCAACTCACGGTGAAGGATCTAATGATACATATACAGTTATTATTGAAGCTATAAAGGAGTACTAATGGCTACATCAGGAAGTTCAGATTTTAATCTGGATATGGCAGAAGTTGCAGAAGAGGCTTTTGAAAGATGTGGGCTAGAGTTAAGAACAGGTTATGACGCTAAAACTGCCCGGAGATCTTTAAATCTTCTATTTGCTGAATGGGCAAATAGAGGTTTAAATCTTTGGACGGTAGAAGAAATAACTCAAAGTTTAGCTTATTTGTCTTCTAGTTCTTCTGTAGCTACTTATCCAATAGGAACTATAACTATGACTGTAGCGGCTTCTGCTAATTTTACAGTAGGAGAAACTATTACAGGAGGAACTTCAGGAGCTACTGCTAGTATTATAACAAAACCTACTGCTACCTCTATGACTATTACTATTCCTGTAGGAACTTTTTCAGCTACTGAAACTTTAACTGGATCTAGTAGTGGAGCAACAACAACTCTTTCTTCTGCGGTATCTTTAGCAGATGCGCAGTCAACAGTAGATGTTTTAGAAGTGGCAATTAGAAGAAGTGGTGCAGATACAGTTACTACTAGATTAAGTAGAGGAGACTATTTAGCTATATCAGATAAAGATTCTCAAGGAAGACCTACTCAATTTTATATAGATAGACAAATAACTCCTACTATGACTGTTTGGCCTTCTCCTGAAAATTCTACCGATCAACTTATTTATTATAGAGTAAGAAGAATACAGGATGCAGATTCCTCAGTAGATACAGGAGATATTCCTTTTCGTTTTTTACCTTGTTTAGTAGCAGGATTATCTTATTACATAGCTGTCAAAAGAGCCCCTAATAGAATAGGTGTTTTAAAAGATATTTATGAAGAAGAGTTTCAAAGAGCCACTTCCGAAGACGGAGAAAGAGCAGGTCTTAGATTAGTTCCTTCTTACTCATCATTAAGGGTAATTTAAATGGCTAGGTATGCATCAGGTAAATTTGCTTTAGGAATATCTGATAGATCAGGCAGAGCTTATAAAGTTAAAAATATGATACAAGAATGGAATGGTCTTTTTGTAGGAAAAGATGAATATGAGCCTAAACAACCACAAATACAACCAAGAAAAGTAAAGCCTGATCCAGAAGCTTTACGTATTAGTAGAACAGACAGAAAAGAACCCCCATCTCAAGTTATTTTAAACCCTAATTCTTTTACATCAGGTGATGCAGGGTCTAATATAATTACTGTTTTAGAACCTGGTCATAATAAAGTTACAGGAGATATTATTCGTTTTAGAATATGTGATGCTTTTGATGGTTTTACTAAATCTATGTTAGAAACAAACACAGGATTTGCCGTTACTGTTATAGCTCCTACAGGTACATTAGTAACATCTAACTCATATACATTTGTAGCTACTGGTGGAGAAACTGCTACTATAGGAAGTATATCAGGTGGTGGAGTAAAAGCTACCGCAGGACCTGTTGACGATCCACATTTAACAAGTTATCCTATAGGTTAATAAAATGGCATATACATTTACAACATTAAAAACAGCTATACAAGATTATACGCAAAATACAGAAACAACTTTTGTTTCCCAATTATCTAGATTTATTATTAATGCAGAAGAAAGAATATTAAAAGAATGCGAATTACCTTTCTTTAGAAAGTATGTATCAGGACAAACAACTAATGGAAACAAATTTCTTAATAAACCTCTTAATGATTTTTTATCGCCTTTTTCATTAAGTGTAGTAAACGATTCAAAAAATGAATTTTTATTATATAAACATGTAACATTTTTACAAGATTACACTCCTAATCCAGCTACAACTGGTGTTCCTTTGTATTACGCTAATTGGGACGAATCTAGTTTTATATTAGCTCCTACTCCTAATGCTAGTTTTAATATGGAACTACATTATTTTTATAGGCCAACTTCAATTACTGTTACAACTGATGGAACATCTTGGTTAGGAACTAATGCTGAATTAGCTCTTTTATATGGTTCTTTAGTTGAAGCGTATACATTTATGAAAGGCGAAGCAGATATGTTACAGTTGTATAATGCAAGATATGCAGAAGCCTTAAAATGGTTAAAAAATCTTGGAGAAGGAAGAGATACAAGAGATTCTTACAGATATGATAACCTTAGAAGGGATATAGCTTAATGTTAGATAATAAAAGTTCTAGTGAATTAGGCCCTGTAAATGTTTACACATCTAATAATAGAGGTCATAGCCCTGAAGAAATAGCTGAAATGGCTTTAAATAAAATAATGATGGTTAGCGATAGTGCGCCTCCTGTCATACGAGATCAAGCTATTGCTCATAAAAATAGGTTGAAAGAAGTTCTTATTTTTTATATGAATAAGATGGCTCAAAGTGAAAGAACAACAATTTGGGCATTAATGAAGAAACAAGGTCAAGAAGACATGGCTGAAATTATAAGGAGGTTATAAATGGCTATTAATCAAGCAATGTGTGGAAGTTTTAAAAAAGAAATATTAGCAGGTGTTCATAGATGGACAACATCTTCTCGTGGAGATGGTTCTTCTATTTCAGCAGACAATTTTTATGTAGCGATGTTTACATCAAGTAGAACAGATGCTAATGAAGATTTAACAGGGTATACAGCAACTAATGAAGTTAGTGGAACTAATTATACTGCTGGTGGTCAAGTTTTAGGAAGTGTAACTATTGGATTAACAGATAACTCATCTTCTGTTCCTACTGCTTTTTTAGATTTTGCAGACACTACTTTTTCATCATCTACGATTAGTAACGCAAGAGTTGCAGTTATATATAATCATTCACTAACAAATGCAGGTACTGCTGGAACAGTTACTCATGCGGCTAAACCATCAGTTGCTGTTTTAGATTTTGGAAGTAATAAATCCTCTAGTTCTGGAGATTTTACTATTCAATATCCTGCTAATGATGCAAATAACGCGGTTATTAGAATAGCTTAGTATGTCTCATTTTACTTACACCGTTACCGTTGTAAGTACAGGT